TTAAAACTTTCCGTTTGTAGTGATTGTATTAATAATATAGCACCTATTATTACTTTATCCATCTCTCTATTTTTGTGCGTTTCTAATTAATTTTGCTTTCTTCAATATCATTTCCAGCACCCATCCAAAAGACAAACCGAATATGTAATAGATATACATTGGATTCTCGGTCTTCATCGAATCGGGTAAAAAGTTTAACCCAAGCCAATGCACTAAATCTTCGGTAAATACGATAATAGGGAAACACATTAAGAAAAAAGATATAACGGAATTGTAATTGTCTAGCCACCAAAACTCCCAAGATACTTCTAATGGTGTACGTTCCGATTCTATATCTCGAATGGTAAACTGAAACCACTTACTGGTCACAAACGCTAACAAAAGAAAAAAGAAAGCAGCCAAAATAAAGCTACTTTCTATTCCATTAGTAAAGTAATTCGTAACGTAAATGCTATCCATTAAATTATAATTATCTTGTTAATTATTTGGTCATCCTTTGGCTCTCCTTTCCATAGTGTCGGCTTGGTGTTATCCAAGTAAGTAATCATTTGCCGTTTATATTTGGTAGCCATATTCATAGCTTCTCGCTTGGCAAATTCCACATTAGCGATTTGCTCGTTACTACCTTGTGCAGTTTGTGCGCCTTTATTTCCAGTCTTAATGTGATTGGCTTTACTCAAGTATGCTTTTACATTGTATGCGATATAAGGCTTTAAATAAGTGTCTATAAGCGTTGTATAACTTGCTGGATTAGCCACCACATCATCGTAAAAATCAGCACCAAATAAAGATAATACTTGTTCCCATTCCACTAATTGGATAAGGTTATCCTTTACTGCATTCATATCAAACGTATTACTGAATGCTAACGCTTTTATTTCTGCTTTACTCGCTATCATTTCCCACTATTGTTTTAGCTTGTTCGTCATCCATTCCCATCATCATTAGCAACTCATAAACTGCTGCTTTTCCGATTATATCCTTTTTTTCTAATAGCACAGTAATAGCTGCCAAGTCATTAACCACGTTCATCGGCGATTGATTGTTAAAACTCACCTCTCCCTCGTATGCAGTGCCTTTAAACGCTTTTTGCAAGGCTTCCATAATGATGTCCTGCTCGTTTCTAATCAATCTCTCGGCTAACTCCCACTCGTTACGCAGTTGCTGATTGTTGCCTAAAGTTCCAGCACTCTCTAAACCTGCTAAACTTCTAAACCAGCTACACGCTTTTACGATGTTGTTCTCTACCAACTTCTGCAACTCAATAAAGCTGCCCTCTTTTTGCATTGGGTAGGTGATGTATTCGGGTGCTTCAACATCTCCGCTCTTCGGTACAATTAAACTCTTACCGCTTCTGCCTTGACTCGTTCCTTTGAGTTGACTTTCTAACTTTTGTTTCTGTCGTGCTAAACCTTTCTCAGCATCTCCATTCGCATCGGTAGTATCTCCAAAGTCAAACATCAAAATACTGGACAAAGTTACTCCATTCTCGAACTGATTAGCGTTGTATTGCCCTATAAGACTTTCTACTTGAGCATCGAAAAACGCACCACTCCACATAGGCAAAGGATAATCTATCATTCCGCTCTCATATTCCATTATTGGAATAATTGTGCGCCCATCTTCATCGTAGTTAGGGTATAATGTACGCTCTATTGGGCGTATTCTTGTATCGTTCCAGTCTTTGCTAATTGCTACTGCTTCGGGTTTTTCCCCAAAATACTCCATAAATCGCACTTGCGAAGCATCTAAATGGTATACAAATACCTCGCTACCTTTACGGATTGCCTCTATAAATCCATAGCCATACGTTCTGCGGTCTTTAGCTACTCGTTTAGACAACTCAAACCAGTTATAGTATTTGTTTAAGTCCTTTGTTAACTTTCGCTCTAACTGCATATTTTCAGTTAGTAAAGCACCATAGCTAACATACTCGGAAAACGAGTTAATTACCGCTTTCAAAGTGCTACTTTCTTTAGCTAATTTAGATACCTTTTGAGGAAATAGATTGTTATCAACTGTGCTAACAATTCTTAATCCTTGTTTGGTAACTATCTTCTGCTTATCTGTGTAGTCTGGTAACTGAATTACGTTATTCGTTACCTGGAAGCTGCTTTGCTGACTTTTTCTTGGATGGTTTTTTATTTTCTTCTGCACGTTCGATAAATCTTATCAGTTTGGTAAATTGTGGCAATAAGCTATACTTGTAAATTAACTCCGCTGAAAGGGTGTTAGTGTCAAGGATACCAAAACCCTTGACACCAATTTTTTGCCCTTTATACTTCTTCTTAAAAACCCACATATTATACAGATGTTGCTGCTACTAATTCTGCTACGATTGCTGGAACAGTTGTAGCTGGAACAGTTGCTCCGCTAATACCACTCAATACTCGTAAGAACTCGCCTTGCTCTGCCATCATAGTGAATGAGAATAGGTTATCGTCTGCTTTTGCTCTACCACTTGTAGACTCTGCACTCATAAACGCTGCGAATGCCTCATCTGCGAACTCCTCATCGTAACCAATGAACAAAAGTCTGTCGCCATCGTACAAACGTGCTACCATATACTGCTCACAAGAGTCTTTAATTGCTTGTAATTCTTTACGTTGAGTGCTTGTTGGGTTAGCTACTGCAAAGTTTACCTCTACTTGGTTACTTCTTTCCATTGCTTCAGTTACTTCACATTCTCCACGCTTGAAATTGATTTTACCAAAACCAACACCAGCCGAAGCGAACACGATGTCTGTAATGTCGTGGTCACTTCCTAATGTGATGCTTGTAATATCTGCAACTGGAATGGTATAGAGTTCTTTGACTCCCGCCGTTCTTGGGCAGTTTGACCCTGCTACTGCTGCTAAACTTAAATTTGCTGCCATTTTATAATTATTTTTTTTGTTGTTAAAAGGGGATGAATAAACACCCCCTTTATAAATTTAATACTATCGGAATAAAACGATGTCCTCGCCGTTGGTGTAGTTAACATCAAAAGCATAGTCACATCTGTAACGCACTGTTCTGTCTCCAGTCACTTCGTACTGAGGTAAGATAGATACGTTATTCCACTCTGCATCTAAAGCAGTTCCAAAGTGTAGGTTAGATACGTTAGCTGCTACGATTGTGTTTGCAGATACGAAAGGCAAAATAGCCAATCTGTTACCCAAGAAATCCAATTCTTTAGCACCGATGTAGTAAGACCCTGCACCATTTGCTGCTGCTGCTTGAGCCAAAGAATAAGCTTTGCCTAAACCTTTGTTACCGAAGATATAGAAATCTGGGTCATCTTCTACTGACTCGCTCAATCCGTTGTATACGCTTGTTAATACTGCTAAAGCGTTAGAAGCGTTGATGTAGTTGATGTTACCACTTGTGAAAGTTCCAGTAAATCCGCTTGTATCTAAAGCGATAGAGAAAGTAGTTGCGCTCAATACTGTGATAGCATAAGAAGCACCATCTAAATCACTCCAATCAGTTCCAGAAGAGCCTACCATTGAAGAGAAAGTAACTACATCGCCAGTCTGCAAGTTAGATGTAGAAGCTACTGTTAAAACTGCTGGAGATGCTTTAGTGAAAGCCGTTACCGCAACTTTATCAGAATCCAATTTGCTTACATCGCTACCAGCTTCCATTAAAGGAATAAGACCAGTCACTACGTTAGAAGAAGCAGAAACTGTGATTTTAGATAATTGACCAGCAGCAACACTACCTCTCCAAATAGAAGCGTCGATGAACTTTGAACGGATAAGCGCTTGTTGCTCAATCAAAGCTTCTTCGATAGTTGCTGGAGGAACGAAATCGCCACCACGACCTCTTGGCTGCTGACTTGCATACCAAGTACCATTTAATGATTGGTAATCAAATTCAACTGCTTCCATAAATTTTTTAGGGTCAAGGTATTTCTCGCCCAAAGTCATAGACCCTGCGCTATTGAAAGCAGCTACAGAATCTTGAACTGTAATTGTGTTAGCCATAGTTTTAACTACCGCTCTTGAGTCGATGTCTGTGTGTACAGAAATCAATCCGTTTTCAATCGTTCTACCTCGTAGTACCGACTGCGCTATTATGCCTTCTAAATCCTTACCAGCATAAGTGTTTGGTGAAATTGTTGGTGTTGCCATTATTTAATGAAATTTTGAAAGTTATTTAAATGTTGTTTCCAAGTCGGCTCATTTACCGAATTAGTCTTGTTTGATTTTGTCGGAGTAGGCTCAACGAAATTCTTGAAAGCCTCAGCGATTTCGTTTTTGATAACCTCGCTCAAGTTTTCTTTTTTGTCTTCTACTACTTCCTCCTCCATTGGCTCTTCTGCTTCTGCCTCTTCTTCTTCTTTAGGCATTAATTCAGCCATAGCTTCTTCTAAAGCTACTAATCTCGGCTCAAGTATCTGCATTACTTCATCTACAATAGCCGTTTGTTCTTCTGGTGTAACTTCGTTATCCACTTCGTTCTCTACACTTGGCTCAGTCTCGTTAGAGATTTTGTTCCAAATCTTTTGAAGCAAAGTTTTTTCTTCAGTCACAACTGGTGTTGTTTCTTCCATTTTTTCTTCTTTTTGATTTATAAAATTAGGTACTAATAAGTCTTTGTTCACGAATGTATCTCTTGAGTAGTTAGCTACTTTTTTAGTCTCCCACTCCTTACCTACAAATCCGTATTTTTTAGCTTCTTTAAAGTTTAGGTATTCGCCGTGTCCACCATTGCGTTCCATTAACTCGGCAATCACTTCTTTTTCTACTCCCAAGTTTAAATATACTTGATTAATCGCACCCTGCCATTTCTCAAGGTCGTTAATCATATCCTGCATATCGTTCTCGTTGCCCTCTACGTAACTCATAACCTTATGAACAAGGAATAAACCAGTATTGTCCATATAAATGTTCTTTACGCTTGTAGCTGCACTTCCTATAATAGTAGAGGCAGATGCGTTTACACCACGATAATAAGTGTTAATCGTTGCACCGCTATTTCTTAATAGGGAATAAATAGCTAAAGCGTGGCTAACATCTCCGCCTAAACTCTCTAAAGTTACATTAATTACATCAACACCTAAATTCTGCAAGGCTTTTATCTCCTCTGCTTTCTGTTCGCTTGTATTGGCTTTATACTCCTCGTATGTATCCGCCCAAACGTTATACCCTATGTCGCCAAATATCTCAATATCTGCGACATTATCGGTTTTCTTTATGTTTAAAAAGGGTGTTACTTTCATATCTCGTAAATTTACTACGTTATAATTATAATTTTTGTAAATTATCTATTAGTGATGTTGTAAATAGTTTGCAGCGATAC